AGTTGATTCTCCCAGTTAAGTTGAGCCTGTTGTAATTCTGCATATCTGGTTTGTGCCGCAGCAGTAAGTTCTCTTACGGCAGCAATTTTTTCTGCTTCTGTATATCGTATGTCTGCCTGAATATCTGATATCATCTTAGCGTAGTTAGTTTCTAGGTCTCTTATACTATTTGCGTATTCTGAATCCTTTTGAACTTTCAGTGTATCAAGTTCTTGTTTCTTCTGTAATAGCAAGTTCTCCATATTCCCTGCTTGTTTGCTGGCTTCTGTGTAAGGTTTGTTTAGCATTTCACCAGCAGCAGATGAACTGAGTATTCCCAAAGACCTAAGTACGTTTCTATTGCTTCTTTGAGTTTGTCGTGCTGTGTCAAATACATTTTGTCTTCCAACCGCCGTGTCTCTTTCAGCATTTGTCTTTGCGTTAGCAAGTTGACTTAAAACATCATTATATTGATTACTATAGGTTCCAAGAGCGTTTTGTCTTTGCTGCTCTGCGTATGTTAGTTGATTTTGAAGCAATGTTCTTTGTCTTTCATATTCTGCAATAGCAGCGTCCATAGCGGCTCTTTCTTCACCCTCCATACCTTCTCTTAATTTCCCAAAAAGTTCTTCACCAGATGGCATATTTGAAGGGTTCCAATTACTTCCCATCGGAATCTCTGCCCCTGTCCCTGTACCTGTCCCTGTCCCTGTACCTGTCCCTGTCCCTGTACCTGTCCCTGTATCAGCATCTGGAGCATTTCCATATAGAACTTGTGCTGCAAGTAAATAGTCATTTGTTGGGTTCCCAGTTGATATTGTAGGGTTATCTGCTAAGTATTTTCTAATAGCAGCATCCTGTTGTTCAAACTCTGGTGTAATGGCCAACTTATCACCAGACATTAAACCAACATTTGGGTCATAAGTTAAACCAGCCTTGGTTCCATAATTACTATATGGTAACTGAGCTTCAGTTAAAGAACCGCCTCCTAAATAACCTCTTTCTGTAGCCATAACATCTGGAAGATTAACTCCAAGAAAACTTTTTTGTCCAGGCACCGCCTCTACTCCTAGAAAATTAAGGAATTTAGTAGCACCCTGCCAACCAGGGGAGTTGTATGTAAACATACTGTTAGGTGTTTGCGAATTAGCCAAAGTACCGCCAGCACCGACCGATGAGTCAGTACTTGCATAGGCTTTAGTTACAAAAGGATTACTTAATGTGTATGTTTTATTAGATTGTTTATTTGATGAAGAGCTGCTCTTTTTATCATTGCTTGATTTTGTAGATTTGCTACCACTTGATTTTGGAAAAGATACATATGGCATAGACTTAGATATTGTGCTGTTAGTTTTCTTTGGTTCAGATGATGGTTTAGTATAATTTTTTATACCAGCGTTCTTTTCAGCACTTTCTATTCTGCTTTTAGCAGCTTCTTTTACTTTCTGTTGTCCATAACTTGTTAGTTTTACAGATTTACTTTTTCCTTTTTTTTCAGCTATTTTATTACTAATAGTATTAAATAATCCCATAATTTCCTCCAAATAAAAAAAGACACTTTTTAAGTGTCTGCACCCTTTACGGTGTTATTACTATTTTAAATCAAATACAAGTAAATATCAACAACTATTTAGTAAGATATAATATCCTCACTGTGTCTGTATCTTTCAGACCTCTCTTTACAAGTCATATCTATCTCTAGAAGTACAAACGAAGATGAAGAGTTGTTATCAAATGACAAGAGAAAAGACCTTCCTTCAATGTTATTGTTCCTGATAGTTCTTATAACATTTTCATCCTGACCGCTAAGTCCAGTACCATAAGACTCACCTAGAAGGAATTTAGAGAATATGTAATGTCCCCAATTTATAGAAGGGTAGATAGTATTTATAGATATTACTCTTGCTGTAGTTATCCCGTCTGAGAGTATTCCTAAAGAAACAGAACCCTGTGGATTTCTAAATATAATATCTACATCCTTAAGATTTTTATAGACACCAAGGTCTCCGAAATCATCAGAAACTGTTTTGAAGTACCCGTGTATTCCAGAACCAAAATCATCACTTCCAGTTAAAACCTGTTTAACATACCCAGACGAGTCATCCCCATAAAGAACCTTAGTAGCTCCTCCCTGTAAAGATGGGTTGTACTGTGTCCAACAGTTAGCCTTTATATTTGTCCACTCATACCAAGCAAGTCGTTCCCTGTCAAATACTATAGCCTTTGAGTTTGTTGTCTCACCAGATGGAGTATACGCAAATATAACTAAATTATAATTATCTGCAGTAGCATATATCGCAGCAATCTTATTCATATATGATGGTTCAATTTGTTGGTACACTGGTCTTATTCTTGCTGAAATCTCGTTAGTTCTTAAAACATCAAAAGAAAACCCAGGCTCATTTCCCACTGTAAAAATACCCCTTCGTGATGCAAAGTAGATATCATTTTCTACCATAACGATAGAGCGTCTTGATATTGCGCCTACTGCTGGGTTTATCTGTGTTATTGATGGTAAACCAGATGAAGTAAAATCAAACTGATAGATAGAATCTTCTTTAAATACTATCAGTGTGTTTCTGTACTGAATCATACCAGTTCCTACAGTTCCGTCATTTTTTGAAATATCTATAAAACCGCCACCATTTCCTATTGAAAAGTCATCAACCTTATCACCACCACCAGAGTAATAGAGTCTTGACGGGTTAGACGGGTCTCCGTATATAAAAATTGTATCTTTGTAAGAAGCGATGTACTTACCTTTTGGGCCCTGTGTTGTATTGGCTTCTGGAGGTGCAAAAACTTCTGTCGGTGTAATAGTTCCATTATCTATGTACGTTGTTGTGTTTCCACCTTCAACATAAGCCATAAAGTACCACGAGCCATCTTTTCTACCATATATGTTGTACCCAATAGCATTGGCAGATGCTTGCCACGTTATTGTCATATACTCTGTTACACTTAAAGTTGGTTTATCAATCGTAGCAGAACCAGCACCAGATGGCATAGTTTCTCCGTTTTCTGACACAGCCGTTACTTTGTACGAAAAAGTGTATGTTCCAGCATTTCCACCAGTTCTTGCAACAGAAGTCATAACTGGTGCGTCTACGGAAGTAAATGAACTTATTGACACACCGTTATACTTAGTAAGAACATCTGTTCCATTGCATATATACAGACTATCGTATGCTGTGACCATATCTGCGTCTAATCCAGAAGTGTATGTAAATCCAGTTATATCCGACCAATCCCCAGCATTATACTTTTGAAGTTTAGTCCCACACATTCTTATAAGTTCTCTTGTTCCATCAGATTTATAGTATCCTGAAATTCCTGTGACTTTTGAACCAACTTCAGAACCATAGTAAGCCTGACCCATTCTCGGACACTTCACCTTGCCATCTTCTATCAGTTGAATATTTACTGCTTCCGAAAGTTCGTTTGATTTAATCTGAGTATTTGAAACAAGTTTATTTAACCCCCTATTGAAAGAGTTAATTTTAGACTTTAGTTTTGGCTGTTCCTTTATTGAATCAGGATGTCGTCTAATCATTTTAATAAGTGCCTATTCCGTTATCACTTATAGAACTCTCTATAGCTCCCATAGAGTATAGTTGATTAACAGCAGGCGTGTTCTCCAAACTCTGTAATTCCATAACAAGTTGCTCTGCCTCATTCTTGTAAAGTTGTGATTTCTGCAATTCGTCTTCGGAATCGTACAAGTCTGACAAAGCAAGTAGTGCTATTATTTTAGGATTTGGACAAATCACTGGGTCTGTAGTTAGTGTTCTTGTAGGCGGTTCCCAGAAGTAAGAATAAGTTATAGTCTCGGTATCATCTGGTGCTGGGTTTATGTGCATCTTCCACATATCATTTTCAACATCATACCACTCATATACCATTCTTTCGGCAGGGTTTCTATTGTACAGATTCTTAAATTTAGCATAATCAACTATTTTATATCTGCAACTCTCTGCTGTCATTTCTGAAGAACCCGTGGTGTTTACAAATACTTCAGTAAGTCCCTTTGGTCTGAAAGGATAAGTAGCCGAACCTACCTCGTAATCGTTTGTACCATCTCCAACCTTTGTTTGGTCTCTTAAAAGAAATATTCTCCACAAGAACCTTCGTGCAAAATCTTTCTCTACATTTGAAACAAGCCTTATTCTTTTAGAGTCTGTATTAACAGATGACTCACCTCTTAAATCAGATATCATTTGCAGTATTGTTTGTATCGTGCTTTTAGTGTTAGACATAATTTCTCCATTAAAAAAAGCCACCTATTCGGTAGCTGCGTACTTTATACGTTATCAATATTATATACATTATTGACCTGTTTTTCAATGATATAAACCTACTTTTTCTTTTTAGACTTCTTCACAACATAGGCTTTTCCCTCTTTAGCCCATCTTTTGGCTATTTTAGGATGTTTTAGAAACATAAATTTTCTTTGTTTTTCCGAACGAAATGGCGTAGTAATCACCTCCAATTAAACAATTATCTCACCGTCAATTAATATACCTAACAATTTA